ATCTAATATGGGGTGTTTTTATGATCTACATCGTCGATGTCGACGGAATAATATGTGATAGCGATCCATTAGATTATAAATTTGCATTTCCTCATTTTGAAAAGATTGAGGAAATCAATGAATTGTACCAAGATGGTAACACTATAATTTATTGGTGCGTGCGTGATAAAAAGCAATGGAAAGATGTTACGCACTCTCAACTTGCAGCCTGGGGGTGTAAGTTTGATGTTGTAATATTTGGCCAACATCTACCAAACAGTGTTTTTGTAACGCGTATTAGCTAGTTGGCAAATAACATCCGTTGGTGTATAATAAAATTATTGTAATGACAAGGTGAAAATATGATTAATTCCATTTTTGAGACAATTGCTGCAGATTCCGGCAAACATTATAAGATTGATGTTCTGCAATCACACGTCCACAATGAAACCGTCAAACGAGTCTGTTTCATGGCGCTGGACCCATTCACACAATTCCACATCCGTAAAATCCCCAAGTACATGACCGATGCTGTTCCAACTCGCACGTTGGAAAAAGCTCTGGATGACCTGTCGCATCTGTCCAGCCGATCAGTCACTGGACATGACGGCATTGCTTGGTTGACAGACATTCTCGAGACTCTCACTGCAGAAGATGCTAAGGTGATCGAACGTGTTATCCAAAAAGACCTTCGCTGCGGTGCTTCTGAGGGTACTGTTAACAAAGTGTGGCCCGGTCTGATCCACGAGTATCCTTGCATGTTAGCTTCTGCGTTTGATCAGAAGTTGGTTGACAAAGTGCACTTCCCAGCATACGTTCAGTTGAAACTTGATGGTATGCGATTCAATGCCATTGTCCGTAATGGTGCTGTTGAGTTCCGTTCACGAAACGGAAAAGAGATTGCACTCACAGATGCTACTTTTGGTCTCCCTTTTATCTACATGGCCGGCTTTTATGGTTGCGACATGGTGTTTGACGGTGAGCTTTTGATCGCTGATGCTACAGGGGCTGTTGCTGATCGTAAGACCGGCAACGGAATTCTGAATAAGGCAGTGAAGGGTACCATGTCACAGGATGAGGGAGCTATGGTTCGAGCTACTCTGTGGGACGCGATTCCTTTTGAGTCCTTCGAGCAAGGGGTTGACAAAGAACACTACAAAGACCGTTTTGCCAAGCTAAGTAACTGTCTGAGTGATTTCCGGAAGGCACTGCCCGCAGTCGAGCACTTGATTAATTTGGCTCCAACACAGTCAGTAGCTAACTTGGATGAGGCTAAGGTATTGTTTGAGAAGTATCTACAAGAAGGTCAAGAGGGCATTATCCTCAAGACCAAAAACATGATCTGGGAAAATAAGCGCTCTAAGCACCAGATCAAGTTCAAAGGCGAGCTTGAGTGCGATTTGAAAGTTGTCGACTGGGTCGAAGGAACGGGGAAACATGTTGGACGTATGGGTGCTCTTGTTCTTGAGTCTGCTGATGGTATTGTCCGAGTCGGTGTTGGTACGGGCTTTAGCGATGATGATCGCAATCGGATTACTCGGGATGTCATTGGAAGTGTCGTTGCCATTAAATACAATGCCAGAATTACCGACAAGAAGTCCAACGTTGATAGTTTGTTCCTCCCTGTATTTCTATGCATAAGGGTAGATAAGGATTATGCGGACACATCTGAATTGATCAAGTAGTAAAATTGGTCCGGTCTGGTTTTCAACCAATAATTGATAGTACCGTGCACCACACCATATACGCGAGATGCTTCCATAACCGATTCATACCTACCGTTAGGGGTCATAATTGGGCGTCTCATTTTGAGACCCTCTTGTCTGACATCGTATTTGTTGCCAGATTTGGTGGACGATCCCTTCTTCCATGGCTTTGTTGGATCTTTCATCCAATTGTATATCGTACTGATATCGACACCGTAGTGAGCTGCCGCAGCCTTACGAGATTTGAAGACCAATCCGTCGGGAGAGGTGATTTGCTTTACTGGCCCTCGATTACCCTTGGCGTTTTGGTTGCCGATCTGCTTTGGAGGTCTGGTCCCGCCCTCATTGATATTCCACCCAATATCTCGATGGGGCCGAAGCTCGTGTTCTTTGCGGTAGCACTCTTCTTCCTGCCCTTCATAGATGACGTCTACGACCAGTCCATCATCTATGAGGTACGCGCACTGAAAGTGCTGATTGTCATGGCGCTCATTACGGAGTCTTGAAAAGTGATTCGCCATTCTGCGCTTGATGTTGTTAGTCACCCCGACATACCCATCTGTTGTTGGGTCGATCGTGTTGGTGGTGTGAATCCAGTAAATGTAGTGTTTTGTCATTACAGGTCTCCTTTTGTTGTTTTTATTTATAAAATATGGAAACTCGCACTGATAAACAACCAAAAGACGTTGACACTCTCAGTGTTATCTATTATACTAGTGGTTTGAAAAAGGAATAAGAATGTACACAAACGTATATCAACGCGGTAATGCGTTGTATGTGCGAGGCGTGGAAGAGGGGCGGAGGTACAATCGAAAGGTTGACTTCCGCCCAACTCTTTGGACGACCTCAGAAGTTGAAGACGCCTCTGATAAATGGACCACTCTCGATGGTCAAACAGTTTACGCAATCCAACCAGGGTCAATGTACGATTGTCGTGAATTCATAGAAAATAACGGCAAGTACTCCGACGTGCACGGATACAAAACTCCAACAATATACGAGTCACCTGGTCACGCTTATCAGTTTATTGCTGAGACGAACCCAGGTGAAATTCTGTTTGACCTAACAGAAGTAACGGTGTTCACAATCGACATCGAGACAGAAACTGAATACGGTTTTCCAGAACCAGCACTTGCTAATGAAGTGATCCAACTGATCACAGTAAAAGACACGCGTCACAAAAAGGTTGTGACGTGGGGCCTACGTGAGTTTAACAATGATCTCCCACACGTAGAGTATCGATTGTTTAGTTCCGAGCAATCGTTGATGCGAGATTTTATTGGGTGGTGGCAACACAACTGCCCGGATGCGGTTACTGGGTGGAACAGCTCATTATTCGACTTGACGTATCTCTACAACCGAATGTGTCGTGTCGTTGGTGATACGATGGCTAATCGTTTGTCTCCGTGGAATCAAGTACGTCAGTCAGAGGTAGACTTTGGCGGTCGCAAGGCGATTAAAACCCACATCGCCGGTGTAGCATCACTCGACTATCTTGATCTGTACAAAAAGTTTACATACACCAACCAAGAATCATACAAGTTGGATCACATCGCTTTTGTCGAGCTTGGCGAGCGTAAGTTGGAAAACCCGGGCAAAACGTTCAAGGAATTTTACACTGATCACTGGGACACATTCGTACGATATAACATTCACGACGTTGAGTTGGTTGATAAACTCGACGATAAGATGAAGCTGATGGACTTGGCTTTGACTTTAGCGTACGCAGCAAAAGTCAACTACGAGGATGTGTTTGGACCAGTGAAGACTTGGGACATCATCATTTACAACTACTTGAATGATCAAAAGGTTGTTGTTCCTCGTCGTAAGGACGGAACAAAGTCTCATGCATTCGAGGGTGCTTATGTGAAGGACCCACTGGTTGGAAAACATAACTGGGCAATGTCTTTTGACTTGAACAGTCTATATCCTCACTTGATCATGCAATACAACATGAGCCCTGAGACAATTACAGATCTTCGGTTGAATACATCCGTGGAGCGTCTGCTCAAGAAAGAGGTTGATCTTTCAGAGGCTGTTGAAAGAGATTATGCGGTTGCTGCCAATGGATGGTGCTTCACGAAAAAGAAGCGTGGTCTGTTACCAACTTTGATGCAACTGTACTACGATAAGCGAGTGATCTACAAAAAGCAGATGATCAAGGCGAAGCAGGATTATGAAGTCACAAAAGATCCGCAATTGAAGAAGGATATCAGCCGTCTCAACAATCTGCAGATGGCGATGAAGATTTTGCTAAACAGTGCTTATGGTGCTTGCGGTAACGCTTACTTCCGATACTTTGATATGCGCATCGCTGAGGGTATTACAATCAGCGGACAGTTGTCTATTCGGTGGATTGCTAACGCTCTGAATACATTCATGGACAAGACTATGAAGACGCAGGATAAGGATCGCATTGTGTTGATCGACACAGACTCTGTTGTTATGACGATGGAAGACTTGATTGAAAAGGTGTGTCCAGACAAGACAACAGTTCAGAAGATCAAGTACATGGACAAGATTGCTGAGGATGTGATCCAGCCGTTCATTGATAAATCGTATCAAGAGCTTGCGGACTACATGAACGCTTACGAGCAGAAGATGCAGATGAAGCGCGAGAACTTGGTTGACACCATGATCAGTGTTAGTAAGAAACGTTATGTAATGTCCGTCCACAACTCCGAAGGCGTTCAATACAAAGAACCACAGCTAAAGATCATGGGGCTACAGATGGTTAAGTCCAGTACACCTTCTGTGATCCGTGATAAGTTGAAGTCTTCATTGAAGACGATTCTTACTGGGACGGAGTCTGATGTTCAGCAGTATTGTGACTCAATCAAGCAGGAATTCCGTAGCTTTGCGCCAGATCAAATCGCATTCCCACGGTCTATCAGTGACGTGAAGAAGTATGATAGCCAGTCCACGATATACACAAAGGGGACACCAATTCACGTGCGGGGTGCATTGTTATACAACCACCACCTCAAGCGGTTGGGATTGGATCAACAATACCCCCTTATCCAAGAAGGTGATAAGATCAAATTCTTGTACTTGCGGACACCAAACCCATTCAGGGAAGATTGTATTGCGTTCCTAGACAAGATTCCGCCAGAATTTGAGTTGACTAACTATATTGATTACGATAAGATGTATGAGAAGACATTTCTGGATGCAGTTCAGAATATTCTCGACTCTATTGGTTGGGATGCTGAGAAACAAGCAACCCTCGAAGATTTCTTTTCATAAGGATTAAAATGAAAGTATTAAAGTTTTATGCGGATTGGTGTGGACCTTGCAAGTCCCTCACTAGAGTGTTGGAGAACGTAACAACTACAACACCCATTGAAGAAGTGAACATTGATGATCAGCCGGAGTTGGCTACTAAATTCGGTATTCGTGGCGTACCTACGTGCGTCCTTGTCAATGATGCTGGGGTGGAAGTTAGCCGACGTGTTGGCATGATGACCGCGGATCAATTCCGTGAATTTATTGGAGAATAATATGAGCCTGTTAGATAAGATTAAAAAGAATTCAACCATCAAAGACAGTGCTGTTCTGGCACACTCCCAGTTCTTCACAAAGAAGGATATGATTCCTACAGCTGTCCCTGCAATTAACATTGCTTTGTCTGGTCGTCTGGATGGCGGTTTGACTCCCGGGTTGACAATGTGGGCTGGCCCATCGAAGCACTTCAAGACCATGTTTAGCTTGATCATGGCAAAAAGCTACATGGACAAGTATCCAGATGCAGTCATGTTGTTCTATGACTCTGAGTTCGGCACGCCACAGGCATACTTCGACGCCCTGGGAATTGACACCAACCGTATCATCCACACCCCAATTACAGACGTCGAGCAGTTGAAGTTCGATATCATGCAGCAGTTAGATGGTAAAGAGGGTATCAAGCGCGGCGATAATGTGATCATCTTGGTTGACTCAATCGGTAACTTGGCTTCGAAGAAAGAAGTTGAGGATGCAATGGAAGGTAAGTCTGTTGGAGACATGTCTCGTGCAAAGCAAATCAAGTCATTGTTCCGCATGGTCACACCCCACTTGACTATGAAGAACATTCCAATGGTTGTCGTCAACCACACCTACAAGACGCTTGAGTTGTACTCTAAGGATGTTGTTGGTGGTGGTACAGGTTCATACTACTCTGCAGACAACATCTTCATCTTGGGTCGTCAGCAAGAGAAAGACGGAACTGAACTGTTGGGCTACAACTTCATCATTAACGTTGAGAAGTCTCGTTATGTTCGTGAGAAGGCAAAGATCCCCGTCACCGTTAAGTTCGATGGCGGCCTGTCAAAGTGGTCCGGCTTGCTGGACATGGCACTTGAAGCCAAGATGGTAGTAAAACCATCAAACGGCTGGTACTCAAGAGTTGATACTGACACAGGAGAGGTTGAAGAAAAGAAGTGGCGTATTAAAGATACAGACACAAAAGACTTCTGGCTCCCTGTATTGACAAACAAAGCGTTCCAAGATTGGGTCAAAGACAACTACCAAGTCTCTTCTGGCGCTCTTATGACCGACGAGTCTATTGATCAAGAGATGGCTGACATCGAGGACTGACATGTCATATTCATACAGTGAAATGGAACTGATGACTGAGAACGCAACGTTGAAAGAGCGTTGCGCTCAGCTCGAGAAGCAAGTCAAGGTATACACAGATTTAATTGCTGTCCTGGCTAAGAATAACGTCACCGTCCCCCCAACGGTTAACCCAAACCCAGCGTATCCCTACAGACCAGAATACAGTTTGAGTCAAGGGTGCCCAAAATGTGGGTTAGGTGCCGATGGAAAAGCAACGGGATACGCTTGCACGAGATCTGATTGCCCTACGGGAGTCACATGCTGAAGCCATACAAAGTCATTAATGACATGTGGATTGAATTGACGGAAGGCCCGTATGAGGGTATAGTCTATAAGTACGGTCGTGTAAATCTCATCGAGGAAGACGACCGTCTTCGAATCCAGTTTGAGTATGAGCGGCTGGATAAACAACCACATACACATGAATTTACACAGTACATCGGTCCAATCCTCACGGAGTTGATCGAGGAGGGTGTAATGAAAAATAGTATCGTATACACAGGCGGAATTGATGCGGATTGAAACGAAAATTTTAGCTAACCTAATCCACAATGAGGAGTTTGCACGAAAGGCGGCTCCTTTTGTTATTCCGGGATACTTCCAGGAACGATTGGAGAAGGTGATTGTACAGGAAGTGTTAAATTTCTTTGAGAAGTACAACAAACTCCCAACACAAGATATTATCAAGATTGAGCTGAGCAATCGGAAAGATATCAACGACAAAGAGCTTTCAGAAGCCCAGCGGGTGGTTGATGCCCTTCATGCTGACCGCACCACCAATCACGACTGGTTAATTGAGCACACAGAAAAGTTCTGTAAGGACCGAGCTGTATACAATGCAATCCTCGAGTCGATTAAGATCATTGACGGAAAAGACAACCAACATTCACAGGAAGCAATTCCAAAGATTTTACAAGATGCGTTGAGTATTTCATTTGACCAAAACGTCGGTCACGATTACTTGGCTGATGCCGCCAATCGTTTTGACTTCTATCATCGCAAGGAAGAGAAGGTAGCTTTTGACTTGGACTTGATGAACAGGATCACAGCTGGCGGTCTATCGAAGAAGTCTTTGAATGTGTGTCTTGCTGGAACTGGTGCGGGCAAATCTTTGTTCATGTGTCACGTTGCAGCTTCTACCTTAATGCAGGGCCGCAATGTACTCTACATCACGATGGAAATGGCAGAGGAGCGGATTGCAGAACGTATTGACGCAAACCTCATGAACCTATCAATGGATGAATTGAAGGTGATCGACCGTAAGGTATTCGATGCACGTGTTGCAAAGATTGCTGGTAAAACTCAAGGGAAGTTGATTGTCAAAGAGTATCCAACAGCGTCAGCTCACTCAGGTCACTTCAGAGCTTTGTTGGAGGAGCTCAAGGGTAAGATGGAATTCAAACCGGACATCCTGATCATTGATTACCTGAACATCTGTTCATCTGCTCGATTGAAGATGGGCTCCAGTGTAAACTCATACCTGTATATCAAGTCGATTGCAGAAGAGCTTCGTGGCCTAGCTGTTGAATACAACGTTCCTGTGCTAACAGCTACTCAGGTTACTCGTGGTGGATACAACAGCTCTGACGTTGAGTTGACAGATACATCAGAATCGTTCGGCTTACCAGCAACAGCTGACTTGATGTTTGCTTTGATTCGGTCTGAGGAGCTTGACGCATTGAATCAGATTATGGTCAAACAGTTGAAGAATCGTTATGCTGACCCATCTGCTTACAAGCGTTTTGTGATTGGCGTTGACCGCTCGAAGATGAAGCTCTACGATGCAGAGGAGTCGGCACAAGAAGGTTTGGCTGACGCTGGACAAGTAGATGATGTTCCAGTATTTGATAAAAGCTCTTTTGGTAAGAGAGTACGCCGGGAAGGTGATTTTGGAGATTTCAAATGAAAGATAAAATAGGGGTACGAGACACGATCGGTTTTGTAATGAATGGTAAACCGATCGTGCCGGGAAAACCAGTTCCAGTTGATTACTGTCCGGAAAAACTAAAGCCGGGCGGCTGCCAACTGCACAATCTGCAGTGTGGGTATCCTAAATGTAACCAAGCACCGAAGTAACGATGAGGCCCCAATTGGGGCCTTTTTTATTTCATAAATATACGAATATTATATCAATGGAGCTATAATGGCAGGAGTATCAGCAGAACGTCAAGAAACTGGCGTCGTTAACGAGATTAACAAAGCATTTAAATCTAACGGTAAGTCACCTATTACAATAGTTGCTGGCAAAACCACTCTAAAAGGTGTCATTGGAGCTTATAAATTTACCGGCCGACAGGCTAGTGGTTCCGAACCCTATACTGATGTTGTTATTGAGTTAATCGGCAATAAAAAAATCAACTGCTCGCTTAAGGGTGAGTCCGCACCGTCGTTGGCAGGTGGTGGCCTAAAGGGGTTAGAGTTAGCTGTTCCTGGAATAGCCGCTAAATTTATGAAAGCGGCGTTTGCTAAGCTGAATAAGATGCTTGATCCGGGCGATAAAGTCCCAGACGTGTTTGGTAAAATTGGCGCTGCCGATAAGATGAAAATTGTTATCGGTAATGCTGCAATGGGCGGGCCCATCGACTATATGTATATTGGGAAGATGGATGTATCGGCCCGGTATGACAAAGACAAGAATGTGCTTACTTTTGGTAACGGTGAGCTAATTCCAGCTAAGATATACGCTCAGACGCATGATCTTTATTTTCGCCTCCGTGCTCGCCGCGAGGACCAACGTTTTGATCCATCCGCAAAAGATAAATCTGGAATTCCTAAAATCTATGGAGTGAGCCCATCAAAGGGCGACTCCGCTGGCCGTATTGTTGTTACAGATTCTGTCCCTTCTACCGGCGTTACCGTCAATCTATAATATGTTACGACTCAAATCATATATTATAGAAGAACAAAACACGCACATGGAGCACATTGAGGACTTGGTTTTCAATGAGGGTGTAGATGGCACACGAAAGGCTATTAACTTCTTACGTGACCTTCGAGACATGCTTGCTGGTAATACAAAAACCAAAGTCACAGCTACGGTTAAGTGGGATGGCGCTCCTGCTATCTTCGCGGGTATTGATCCTACAGACGGTAAGTTTTTTGTAGCCAAGAAAGGAGTCTTCAATAAGAACCCTAAGGTGTACAAGACTGCTGCAGATGTGGATGTAGACACAACCGGCGATCTAGCCGACAAACTCAAAATTGCACTGGCTGAATTCTCCAAATTGGGTATTACGTCTGGTGTATATCAAGGCGACTTAATGTTCACTCAAAATGATTTGAGGACAGAGGATATTGATGGGCAAAAATACACAACCTTCCATCCAAACACAATCGTATACGCCGTCCCATACAACTCCGTACTGGCGAAACAGATCCGATCTGCTAAAGTTGGCGTGGTCTGGCATACAACGTATACTGGCAATTCATTTGAAACGATGAAAGCCTCGTTTGGTAAAGGTATCGTTGAAAAGATGAAGCGCACCTCGTCCGTGTGGATGGATGACGCAAACTACAAAGACTATTCTGGCACTGCCACATTCACTGCCGACGAGACAAAGCATGTCACCAGCTTACTTTCTGAAGTCGGTAAGCTGTTCCAGTCGATGAACGCTAACGCGCTCAATGCAATCAGCAAAGATGAAGATCTGCTGATGCTCATCAAGACATACAACAATTCCAAAGTGCGCGCTGGTGAGAAGATCACTGACCCAGCAGCTCACGTCAAAGGTCTGTTCGACTGGATCTATGCTCGCTTTCAAAAAGATATTGACTCTAAAAAGACTGAGAAAGGTAAGACCGCTCAGGAAGAGAAACGCAAGAAGATCATGTCGTTCTTTGCCAATCACCCACAACAAGACATTGTTAAAATCTTCCAAGTGTCGAATATGATTGCCGATATCAAAGCTCCTATCATTGCAAAGATGAACCAAGCGGGACATATCAGTACATTCGTCAAAACGTCTAAGGGATTTAGAACAACCGGCGTTGAAGGGTTTGTTGCAATCGATCACCTTAAGGGTGGTGCAGTAAAGATCGTTGATCGAATGGAATTCAGTAGCAACAACTTCAATCCAGAAATTATTAAAGGGTGGGCCAAGTAACCTTTTATGACATGAAAAGTGAAGTTCTATTTCTTATAAATATATAAAAGGAGAACTTCATGGAATATGTTTATTGGATACACCGTCACCAACACACCGACCCGTATGTAGATGGGTATGTAGGAATTAGCTGCAATCCTGCGAGTAGGTTTAGTCGGCATCGCACATCTACACAAAATCCTCACTTAGCGAGGGCCTTGAAGATGTATGATGATATAGTATTTGACATCATCCACGAGTGTGTGACACGGGAAGAAGCAGTACAGCTTGAAATCTCATACAGACCTACCAAAGATATAGAGTGGAATCTCAACATAGGTGGAGACGATCCCCCGAGGGGTCACCTAGACGATCCCGCTGTGAAAATGAAAATTAGCAATTCCCATAAAAACCGCGGAACAAACCCGTACTCCCCTAACACACATTCACCTGGGGCGATTGCTAAACGAAAAGCGGCTATGGCTGGGAGAAAGTTTTTTTATAATCCGATTACCGGCGAAGTTATTAGAACAACCGAGTGCCCGGAGGGGTGGCTTCCCGGCAGAAAGCCAAAAAAAGTAGAATGCAAAAAAATAAGGGGCCTGGATTATAATTGTAATGTATCTCAGTGGATCGTGGTTGACCCCCAGGGGCAATCCCATACAGTTAACAATCTAAAATTGTGGTGTGAGGAGAGACAGGTGCCGTATTTAAGAGTGTATCAATCTCAGTGTGGGTGGTCCGCACAGAAGATAAACAAATGAAAGCAAAAAGCAAAATGAAAACATTTCAAGAATTTATTTCACAACTAAAAGAAGGTGTTACCGACGTTGCTGTAGCAAAACGAAAACCTCTATCTCAGCGATCGGGGCGTGAACAAGCAGCAATCGACGCAGCCAAGCAAAGTAAACCCCCTAAAGGGACAGTGGAGATTCACCTCAAGCATGAAGATGGATCGATCTCGAAGAGCAAATTCAAATTAACAAAAAGTCAAAGCAAGTGGGACGATGAGGCCAAGGCGGCCGCCGATGGCCACCTCAAAAATATGCAGGCTATGCACGATCGCTACCCCAATAGCGGATCCAAGGCCAAAGAGATTCACAAAGTTGTGGTCAAGTGATTTGATCCAAACACAACTCTCAAAAGACTCCGTTAAAAGGATGCAAAACAAATGTTAGATTTTATGCAATATGACCAACTCAGCGCTATTGAGGGTTTGGTTGATGAATACGAATTAGATGAAGTGGCAATGGTAGATAACGTCAAATCCAAGTCGAGTAAACTTGGATTGGGACACGATCTCCGTACGACAAAGCCTCACCCCGATGAGAAGCTTCATTCATCTACACCAACACATCACATTTATAGGTTGTCACAGCCCGGCCTAACAAGATATGTGGCTCGTGACAAACATACTGGTCAAGCTCACGTGATCGTGCAGGGGTTAGAACGCAAAAACGTAATGCACATTAGATCTACTGCTGCTCACGACCAATCAACAGTCAAAGCTCATGAAGTGTATCACCACTTGATTAAACAAGGCAAGGTACTAGCCAGTGACAGCAAGCAAAGCGAGGGTGGTAAGCGGATCTGGCACAAGTTAGCTAAGACTCGCGGCGTCAATGTTCACGGGTGGCAAAACGGCAAGGCCGTAAACGTCAAGGTGGGTGATGATGAGACGCACATTGAAGTTGGTGATAAATCACACGGAAGTGGATCGGCAAAGAAGATGATTTTAGTCGCTCACAAAAAAGATTAAGATGTTGTTACAGAGGTAATTGTTTTGAGTGGATTAAATGAATTCCTAAAGGTCCTCGCAGAAGGAAAAAAGCAAAAAGAGCAAGAGATCCAAGAGTCTAAAAAGGAGCTTGGTGACTTTCTTTCCGTTGTTGCAGAAGCAAAGGCTCAAGATCCCAAGCACCAAATGCTCAAGGAAGTAAAGAAGCACGTCCAGCAAGACATTGTTGATATGTTTGGACGGATGACTCAAGCAAACCCCACGGATATCGACCCCCCTATTGCGGAAGAACGCGTATTGGCTGTAGAAGCCGCTATGCCAGAAGTCACACCTGCAGCTGAGATGTATACAAAAGCGGAGATAGATGATCTATTGAAACGCAATGCGTCTTTCCAGCAACCTGATCCAAAAATAGCTGACCCTAATATCACAGCGCTTCAACAAAAGTTGAAATTCCTCGAACAAGCAATTGGTAAAATTGCTGCAACCGGTCCAGGTGGCGGTGCTGGTGAAATATACAATTTGGATATGCCAACCCGACAAGTTACGGGTGACTATGAGATTAATAGAAAAGATTATTACGTTGGGGTGAATTGTGATATAAAAAGTTACATAACACTACCAACTCCGGACCGTAATTTGAAAAATGGTCGTGTGGTCATAGTCAAAGATGAATCCGGTCACGCACAGCTCACGCCTATTAAAATCATTGGGACAATTGACAATGATCCTAATGGCGCTGAGATAAGAATTAACAATGGCGCGATACAATTCATATATCGCGATGGATGGAGAATCGTATGACTTATTTGTTTGATGATAAAATTAGCTATGATGATACGGCTAACCTTAATGCGTTTGGGGGCCTGCGCGTATCGAGTACCCGACTATTGGGTGAGTATCGCTACATGTACGGCTCAGGTGCATCCGTACAATTTAACGACTTACTAGCAACGAGTGGTACATTAACAAATGACTACACGAAAAACTGCGTTTATGCAGATGTGACCACTGCTAGCGGGTCTCGAGCTGTGAGACAAACAAAGCAGTATCATCCATACATTGCTGGTACGTCAAATAAGGGATTGATTACTTTCAAAATGGACACGGCTAAGGCTAACCTAGTTCAAGCTGTCGGTTTATTCGATGATAATGATGGCATCTTTTTTCGAATGAATGGAACTGTACCAGAAGTAGTAATCCGTAAGAGCGGTGTTGATCAAGAAGTTGTTAATCAAAGCAACTGGAACATAGACCGTTTAGACGGATCAATGAATGAGTTCAATCAATCAGGTGTAACGGCTGATTTTTCAAAATGTCAAATTCTTGTAATTGACTATCAGTGGTTGGGTGTGGGAAGAGTTCGTATAGGGTTTGTTACAGACGGCAGTACTACATACGTTCATAATTTTGCTCACGTAAACAGAACCGTAGAAGTCTACATGAATCAACCAAGTCTCCCTATTAGGTGGGAGATTAAGAATGCGGGAGTTACCGCTAGCGCCTCACGCATGATGTTAATTTGTGGTGCTGTATATTGTGAGGGAGCTGACTATGAGGTTGGGTTCTCACGAGCCATCAGCACTGATGGTACCACAACCACTATATCCAATTCTACTGATGGACAGTTGGTGCTTGCAATACGCCTCAAAAACACATTAGTTGGTCGTGCTAACCATTCATTGGCACGGTTAAAAACCTGGTCTGTTTTTTCAACTAATGACGTTCAGTATAAGATTGTTGTCTTGGACAACGCTTCAAAAATTGCAAATAGTCCGACATGGACAGCAGTTCCCGGTTATGGTTGGTGTGAGTATATTAAAAATCAAGCCATGGTTGCTGGGTGGGCTAGCGATAATTCATATAGTATTATCCATGACGGCTTTGCTGCTGGTGCAAATGGTGCTGGCTCTGGTACCAACGTGGTGTCAAACTCCGAGAATATTAATAATGCAATGTATCAAAATTTTGATAGTACGAATAGCCAAGTAATTGCAATCATTGCTTATAAATTAACTACAAACGCTGATGTAAAGGCCAGTATGCAATGGGTTGAAGTTAAGTGAACTATAAATAATACAGTTACAACCTAATTACATAGATGGATTAAATGAGATCATACAGAAGCCTGCTAGAGTCGCTTCCGTCGAAAACCGTCGTTTTCGCGTTTGGCCGATTCAATCCCCCGACAACTGGCCACCAGCTTTTGGTCCAGTTCGTTAAAAAACTTGCTCAGCAAAATCGTGCTGACCATATCATCTACGCCTCTCGCTCTCAGGATGCTAAAAAGAATCCTTTGACAGTCGAGCGCAAAATCCATTACCTCAATCTAATGTTTCCGGGTACCAATTTCAAAGGTGCTAACGATCAAGAGCGTACGTTTATTGAAGCTGCAAAAGAACTCAGCAAACACTATAAGAACTTGATTATGGTCGCAGGGTCAGACCGTATTCCGGAATATCAAAAGCTACTGACAAAGTATAACGGAATTGAATTCAACTTTGATTCCGTTAAAGTCGTTTCCGCAGGTGAGCGTGATCCAGACGCTGACGATGCTTCTGGAATGTCCGCCTCAAAGATGCGGGCTCTAGCGTCAAAAGGTGATTTTGACCAATTCAAACGAGGTCTACCATCAACCATGCGTGACCTTGATGCCCGCCGTTTGATGAATGATGTCCGTCAGGGTATGGGTCTCGAAACTATTAAAGAGCAAATCAAACTCCCGTACAACGCCCTTCGTGAAAAATATTTCCAAGGAGAGATATACCAAGTTGGCGATATTGTTGAGTCGATCAATGGAGAGCAATATGAAATTATTAAGCGTGGTACTAACCACCTACTTGTAAAAAATCAAGCGGGTATTGTAGAAAGTAAATGGATTCATGAAGTCGTACAAAAAAATACTTGAGGATATCCAGCCTGGATATGCCCCAGAAGAAATATCTTTTGGCGGATACACAACAAAGAATCTGCACCACTCCGCAGACGCCGCAAAAGCCTTTCAGTCCACTATTGACAAGGTAAAACGCGGGGAGATTACTGATTCAACTAGCGTGTTACATGCATTGAAGGCAACCGATACTTACATGAAGTTGAATGACATGCACCTCGAACAAGGGAAAGCACCCGACGAGAAAGAGTTGCAGGAGTGGCGAGATGCTCACACCGAAGCTCGCTACCACCTTAATAAAATAGGTGAGTTCATGCACCACGAAGATTACTGGCACATGCACGAGCACGAATTACAAGATATAGAAGCAAACTATACACCAGAAACAGCAGGAGCAGAAATGGCAGATTCATACATTCCACAAGGCAATCAGCTCGATGAGGGCGCTATTAAAGATGCAGAGATAGCATTAGCTGCTCATGCACAACGTAAAATTGACCATGAAAATAAGTATGGCCAAATGAACGCGGCTGATTTGCATAGCCATGAAGTAATCCGTAAACAATTGTTGGCGAAGAAAAGCAAAGCTCAATCTGCATACCGTAAGAAGATGGCGGAGGAAGTCGAGATTCATGAGGGATTATCTGACATCATTAAAGGTATTAAGCGTAAAGTAGCAGGCAAGGAAGATCCTAGAGATATTGAACACACTTATGGCCGTATAGCGAGAAGTGCCATCAAGCACAAGACTCCTGACCAAGCAGAAAAAGATATCAACCGTTGGAAAAAGGTTAATAAAGTTGTCAACAAGGAAGGTGTGGCGGAAGAAGTCGAGATTGACGAAGAGTTGACCGACAAGACAATCAAGTCCGGCGATAAGATCAAAGTAGCTCGTGTGATTGCTGATATGCTCGGCGTTGAAAATGCTGAAACCATGGCTCCGGAAGCGGCTATCAATGCGGGCCTCCGCAAAATAAAGAATAAGCGCATGACTCCGGAGTTGACTGGAGTGATCACAAAGATGCTCGGTCTAGCCCGCGAAGTTGGAGTGAAAATTGACCCTTCGTTGGTACCAAAATCAATTTCAGAAGCAGTTGTCAATAAGAAAAGCACCTACAATATTGCAGGAGACATCCTTCGATACAAAGACTTTCAAAAATTGAAAGGTGTGGGTCAACAAAATGAAGCGGACAACACTGTCGTTATTGATAAGGGTGAAATTGGAGCTACCCTACACGCTGACCAAAGCGCTGATACCGTTCGAAAAATGAAAGTTAAATATAAGACAGAAGATGTGGCTTCAGCGGACTATAAAGTCAATCCTGAAACTGGCCGTAAGTACCGCGCGCACAAGATTAATTTTGCCAATAGCGGTATGAAGGATAAGCTAGATCCTGAACAAGTAAAAGAAGAAGTCGAAGACTTTGATTT